TGAAGGATGGGAAGCGATCCACGCTGGTGGTGAGAACAGCCACCGCACCGCCATTCTCGAGGAAGGCATGGAGGTCAGCACGGTCTCCGTTCCCAACGATGACGCGCAATTTCTGGAGAGCCGCAAATTCGGCGTGGAGGAGATTGCTCGCTGGTTTGGCCTGCCGCTTTCCCGCCTCCGGGTCCAGGGTGCAACGGCATTCTCCAACATCGAACAGGACGGGATTGACTTTGTGGTGAATACGCTCCGCCCGCACCTGGTGCGCATGGAACAGGAGATCTCGGTAAAACTCTTTCCCGATGGAGATTATTACGCCGAGCATTCGGTTGAGGGCTTGCTCCGCGGTGACATCCAGACCCGGTACAACACCTACGCCATCGGTCGCAACAACGGCTGGCTTTCGGTCAACGATGTGCGCACCCTGGAAGGTCAACCTCCGATCGAAGGCGGCGATACCTATATGCAGCCGTTGAACATGGCGACGATCAGCCAGCAGACCAGCGGGACCCAGCTTCCGCCCTCGACCCCACAATTTGGCCAGACCCCGCTTAGCGGATCTCCCAAGGCTTTAATCCCGACCGCCGACCCTAACCCGTATTCCGAATCGTAGGCCAATGCGGGCAATTTCCCTGTCCGCGATCTCTGTAATCGATTGCCGCTCGTGTAACTCCCAACCAAGGAGGCGACACGATGACCGAACGGCGCACTATAGCGATTCACGAACTACGGGCCGATCCCGCATCGCGGCAGATTACCGGGATCGCCGCGCCCTACGGCGTGCTTTCCGCCGACCTGGGCGGATTCCGCGAGCGGATTGATTCCGCAGCGTTCACGCGGTCGCTCTCCGAACGGGCCAACATCCTGGCCTATTACAACCACGATTCGTCCCTTGTTCTCGGTTCGACCCGCTCCGGGTCACTCTCACTTTCGTCGGTCCCCGCTGGCCTATCGTTTCGTCTTGACCTTCCCGACACCACCTATGCCCGCGACCTGATAACGCTGATGGAACGCGGCGATGTGTCGCAGATGTCTTTTGGATTCGTGACGCGCAAGCAGTCGTGGGACGAGCCCGCGCCGGGCGAAAGCGCCCGCATCCGCACGCTGCTGGATGTCGAGCTTCGTGAGATTTCTGTAGTTGCAGACCCCGCGTATCCACAGGGAACCGAGGCCGCCCTCCGCTCCCTCTCAAGCCACCGAGCCCGTCAGGCCGTGGAGCGCTCAAGGCGCTGGTTTTCCCTTGCTTCCCGACGGGCCTAAAGCCCAGGAGATTTTCGTATGGAACAGCTCAGGAAATTAAGAGAGCAACGGTCTGAAGTGGTGACCAAGTGGTCCGAGCTTTTGAACGCTGGCGAAACCCGGGAGCTTTCTCCCGAGGAAACGCAAATGCTCTCCGACCTACAGGCGAAGTTGGACGATATCGACGCGCGTTTGAAAGCGTGCGAAGATTACATCGGCACCGACTCCGCCGAGGACGACACCGAAACCAGCGCGGACGATACCGCGGATAAGGAAGAGGCCAAGAGCCGGAGCCGCGCGATTGTGCAAGCTTCGCGTTCGGCGTTTACCTACGCCTCCCGCCGGGCGCTGCCCGCTCCGGGATTTGTCTCTGACTACGATCGCCAGCGGATCCGGGATAAGAATTTGGCCCTTCGCGGATTCCTTTTGGGGCCTGATGCAACCAACGAACAGCGGGCGGCAGCCGAACGCAGCGGCCTTAACCTCAACAGGAATTCCCTCACGATTCCTCTCAGCAAGTACCAACTTGAGGAACGCGACAACACCACCGCCGGTTCCGCCGGTGGCTTCACCGTCCCACAGGGATTCCTGGCCGAGCTGAATGTTCGCCGGGCCCTGTTCAACCCGATGCGTGACCATGCGCGGGTGATTCAAACGGAATCGGGAAATCCGATGCCGCTTCCCACCGCGGACGATACCGCAGTCACGGCGACGCTGACGGCGGAAGCCGCGACGAGCACCGCGACGGATGTAACCTTCGCCCAGGTGACCCTGAGCGCTTATACCTACCGCACGCTGATCAAAGCCAGCAACGAGCTCCTCCGGGACAGCGGGATTGACATTCAGTCCTATCTGGCTCAGCTCATGGGTGACAGAATTGGTCGCTCGGAATCGGCTGCATTTGCAACCGGCACCGGCACCGGTCAGCCTCAGGGTTTTGTCACCGGCGCTTCCGCTGGTGTCACCGCGGCGACCGCTACGGCGATCACCGTCAACGATGTGGTGAGCCTCATCAATAGCCTGGACGCGGCGTATCAACCGAACGCGAAATTCGCGATGAATCAAGCGGTTTGGTATTCGCTGTTGCGCTTGCAAGATCTCCAGGGCAGGCAGTTGATTCCAATGAATTACGCCGACCCTGTCGATCGCCGGATCTTTGGGTTCCCGGTGATCATCAACAACAGCATGGCAGGCGCCATCGCCACCGGAGCGAAGACCATCGCGTTCGGCGATTTTGAACAATTCTATATCCGCGATGCGGGTCCGCTTGAGATTCGCCGCCTCGACGAGCGTTTTGCCGACGCGTATGAAACCGGGTTCCTTGCGGTTGGTCGCCGCGATTCCCGCGTTGTGATTTCGCAGGCGGTCAAGCTCCTTACCCAGGCGTAATTCTGGCAGGAGAGTTTTCCCCAGGGCCCGTTCGTCGAATCGGCGGGCGGGCCTTTTTTTATTCAATAGGCGAGGTGAGAAATGTCGGATCTGTTTTTGGTAAAACAAGGATTGGTGGGCGCAACCTTCGATCACAAACCCGGAGATATCATCGAGTGGGCGGAGGCGAAGGAAATCCCGGCACTACTCGAATCGGGAATCCTGGAGGTTTACCAGGCGACGCCGCCCGTGACAAGGAAGGCGGAAACGCCTGAATCTCCAAAGGCAAAGAAGAAGGAGATCCGCTAATGCCGCTTCCCACCCTGGCTGATGTGAAGCTTCATCTTCGGGTGGACCACGACTACGAGGACGCGTTAATCTCAACGATCCTCGGCGGTGCCATCGATCTGTTCGAGAAGCACACCAGGCGCGTCTTAAGCGAGCAAACTCTCACGCACAGGCTGGATAGCTTGCCCGATCGGATCGAGCTTCCAAGAGGCCCTGTGACGGGCGTTTCCTCGGTGACCGTGCGCACGCCGAGCGGCGTTGTAACGGTGAACCCGCAGTCATATTTGGTATTCGCTGGTCAGTCGGAAACGCGGCCGCAGGTTTACTTCACGAATGCGGCGAGCCTGCCCAGTCCCGATGGTTACCCTTACGCCGTGACAGTGGTCTATACTGCGGCGACGACCACGATTGCGCCATCGATCAACCAGGCGATTTTGCTCATGTGCGCCCATTGGTACGAAAACCGGGCCCAGGTCGGGCCGACCGGAGGCGGTGAGGTGCCGTTTGCCTTCGAAGCGATCGCCAACAAATACATTTGGAACGCTTACTCATGAAAATTGGCGACCTAAAACGGCGCATGGAGCTCCAGGCGCCCACGGATTCGATGGATGATTTGGGCCAACCGGTCCGAACCTGGTCCACCTATGCCACGATCTGGGCCCAAATTTCACCTATTTCGGTGGCTGAAGGGCTTTTTGGGAGTCAATTAAAGGGATTAGAGACCCATTCTATCCTGATTCGCTGGCGGGATGATGTGCGGGTTAACCACCGGATGCTCTACGAAGGGCGGATCTTTCTGATTTCGAGCGTGCGGAACCTTGATGAAAACCGGCAAGCGCTGGCCATCGCCGCGACCGAGTGGCTTGAAAGCCCTAGTGGCGTGGTGGTGCCGGAATGATCAAGGTTTATGTGGACCGGATTCAACAGGAAATCGCCGAAGGGATCGCGCGGTTCGACGCCATCCTAAAGGCCGCCGACACCAAAAAGGCGTTGGCCGGAGCGCTTTATCAGGGCGGCAAACTGATCGCATCGGCTGCCAAAAAGCTTGCGCCCAAAGGTGGGCGAAAGGTGAAAGGCGCCGCGAAAACCCAAGGGAAGACGGGACTGCTTCGACGCAGCTATACGACTCGCAAAGGAGTATCAAAAAGGGGAACCGGTGATCCTTATGCCATCGTTGGTCCTTCGCGGACGCTCAAGGAAATGGTGAGGCGTGGCAAGCGGAACATGGAGGTAAAGCCATCCAACTACGCGCACCTGGTCGAATTTGGTTTTAACGCGCATCATCGCGTTCCGCTGGTCACTGGTCGCAATCACGAAAGCCTGGTGAAAAAGGGCGTGCTCTGGCAAGGGTCGACACTCGAAAAATATATGAAACGAAAGAATCTCGAACTGTCCAAACTGAGTCAGGGAAAACAGATCCGGGCCAAAGCATTTATCGGATCGGCTGGTCAGGGATCAAGCCGGGTTCCGCCCCAACACATCGTGCAGCGAGCCTACCAACAAACCATAAGCGCGGTCACCCAAGTGATTACCGAGAGCATTGGGATTCAGATGGACAAGGCGATCGAGAAGGCCCACATTCGCGCCATGAAAAAGTACAACGCCCACGCCTCAGGAAGCCGAGGAATTCGCTAATGTCCATTCCATTCGCCCGCATCGTTCGCTCGCTTCTGGTCGCTGATTCCGCTGTGCAGGCGGCGCTTCCGGGCGGCATTCACCCTGACCAGATTCCCCAGGAATCCGAGCTGCCCGCCGCGGCGTGGCAGGTTTCCTCGGAGCCGT